ACATAGTCCCAAAGTTTGCAGATTCCAGTCTTCGTCACCACCACCAGCAAGTCTTGGGACTATGTGGTCAACCGAATTGCCCTCACCACCACACTGCTGGCAGGTATATGAATCGCGTTGCAGTATCCGTGCCCGTATCTTGCGCCACTTGCCTGTGCTGCCATTGTCTTTGAGTGCGCTTGCCATTAGTAGTACCCATGCTTCAAATGAAATGACCAAGCATTGCACTGGGTCAAGTAACGTTTGTGATTATAACGAATCGTTGCATCTATCTGTCTAAATGGGTCAAGGTCACGATAGTGCTTAGACCTCATTTGCCCTAGGCCGTAATGACTGCCATTGCGTGCGGTGTATGACCACCTTGATTCTTTAGTGATGATCTTGTTGAAGCATTGGAATTCCTTGTAGTCAAGAATCCTAGAATGTGCATATAACTTCAAATGGTCTATTGAATAGTTAGCAGCTGACGAATTGTGAATGCTTGTTATTGAAAGCAATGCCGAAATGAAATAGACCTTGCCCATTAGCCGTTTGCGCCCTTGCAGGCTAACCGCATCAGCGGCCTGCTTCAAGCGGAAACAGCGTACCGCGACTGTCAAGCAAGTGAATAACTTACGCATGGCCTTGGGCGTGTCCCACAAGTTTTGCACGCCTGTGCATAAAGCCTGTGGATAACTATTAGCGTGTAATGACTTCAATTGAATCCCACCCTTCACGTTTAACCTGCAACTTTGCCAACTGCATACGTTTGTGATGATCGCGTACGACCTTCAATGGTGCTGGGAATTCGCGTTGTTTTTGCACTTCAATACACGTTTCCAGCCGTGTATCAAAGACGACCAATTTGGTTTCAATGCCCAATCGTTGCGCCAAATTAAGCCACACTTGCCTGTGTGTTTTGATTGTGTGCGTGCCGTCAGCGATTAGGTCTTTGCCCGATTCCACGGCAACAACGGCCTTATGGCGTTGCATGTGCATGAACATGGCAATGTCCAATTCACGGTTGATTCGCACCGCTTCAGTGTTGTAGATGTGTTCAAATCCCGTTTTGTGTTTCAACACCCACGTTGATTTGCCAGCCCCAGGAATTCCCATAAGCACGTGAATCATTTTGTCTCTATCTGTGCGACCGTCATGAAACTGCACACCACGCACTGAATGATTTCGACATTGGGTGGCAGTAAGTCCGTCACCTTCTGAATCAGCTGCTTAGTTATCTTCTTGCAATTGCGACATTCAAATTGCACTGTGTCCATAATTGGATTTCCTCAAATTCTCGATTGGCTGAAGGTTGATTTGTGTCACCCACCAGTTCGGTTGCTTGGTGTGACGGTATTTTGGGCGTTGTGCCATTGAAACGGGAATCCAACCCGCAATGAAATAGTTGCCTGCTTGACCCGTGACTAGCACTGCGATGTCAGTTGGCCTGTCGTATTCGTGAATTATCAGTTGCCCTGAAATGTACTTAGTCCAGCGCACTTCAATTGCATTGCCTACGTCGGCCTTGACCTTGAATTTGTTTTCGTATGGATCAAATGGAAGATTAAAATACTTTGCAACCACCCATTCGCTGCCAATTGCTTCGGCTGATTCAACCAAATAGTCAAACGTCCCCAATTCTTTTTGATAACGCTGGGGATTGTCCAAGCCTTTTGTTGATTCTGCCGTCAGTTTGATTGCTGCCAACATGCACACCATTTGTTCGTTGTGTGTCAGGTGCGCCTTCATTTCATTTCAACCAAAATGCTGGGAAACGGTGCAGAAACGGAGTGACCACCAAATTTCAATCGGCCACGAATAAACGTAACCTTGTGTCGGATTGCGTAATCATGAAACCACGCAGTATCTGTTCGGGCTGGTAACAACAAAACAATTTCTGCATGTCGTGATTCTTGGTGTGCTTTTTTGACCCAATCCTTGATTTGACGACCATAAGGCGGGTTACACCATACGCGGTTGCCTTCCCAAGTAATTGCTAAACCGTCCCGAAACCCTTGGTTCTCATGATCAAGTCCACACCAGTTTGCCGTTTTGTAATTTGTTGAACTAGCTGCCACGTCAAGTGTGAAATGGTGAATTGCATTGAGTTGGTCAAACAATGCTTGTGGTGTTGCCCAGTCGTCAGTCTTGCTAGTTGGCATGTAAGCCGTCATCTGCAACCCACACAAAACCAAATTATCTTTTCGTTGCCGTAGCCTTTTTGGTAGCCAAATGCGTCAAATTTGACAAGACTTGAACACTTGTCGCATTGTTCCATTTTGTATTCTTCGACCACTTCGCCGTTTTTTAGCAGTTTGCCAATCATGGTTTGCGGGTTGATTATCTCCATGTAGTCGCTCATACTTGTGGCTTCCAAGTTCCGTCGCTGGTAAGCACTAGCCATATTGGGTCACACTGATCGGGTTTGCGGCCTACGCATGAATAATTTGCCCAGTCCTTCTTGGTCTTTGCACTGTTTCCACTGCGGAAAATACGGTGGCCGTGACGGCATTGTGGTGCTTCAGCAGCCAATTGACCGCCTAGTTGTGTTGCAATTTCCGCCACACCTGAAGCCAAAGTTGGAACACCAGCTGCTTCGATGTCTTCTTCGGTCTTGTAACTTGGCACTTCGCCAAATTTAGTTGTCCAGTAGTCGTATTCCTTTGCTGGGTCTGCGGTGGCAATTTTTGCACTCATAGATTCAACTTGTTGCATTGTTTCCTTTGTGGCTTTTTCTGTCCCACCTAGCAAGTTAGCCATAACCCTAAGTTTTGCGCTTGTCACCGTATCCTCAACAAACCAGCGTTTCATGTTTGGATTGTAAGCAGCTAAAAACCCATAAGCGTAGTCAATGTCAGCGGGTATGGTTTCTTCTTGGTTTCGATAACCCATTGCCTTCACTAGGACATAGCCCTTGTCAGCGTCAAATTGTTCAATGACGGCATGAATGATTCCTTGTGGAAAAGTGGCAATCCAACGATCCGTGCGCTCTTTGTTGCCTTCGTAGTTATCCAAGAACCCCATTTATTTCACTTCCCTTTTGGCTTGTGAGATGTGGCGACTAATTGCACGCCCGCGGGTATAGCCTTCACGGCTTCCGTCTTTGTGCCCAAATGAGTAACCAAGTGCAGCGGCTAAGGTGCAAAGAACACCGATAAGGAACAACGCCCGCAAAGTCTGCGGGTCTAATAAATCAACAACCATTTGAATTCTCCCGATTCTAGGTAGTAACGACTACCACCTGCACTCAGGGTGACGCATAAGGCGCGCCAAATCAAGAACCTTGCGTGTTTGTCGGCGTGTCACCTGACTTGGCCTTGGATTTTAGTCCGTTGCCAGCCAGCACACCGCCCAGTGAACCAGTCAAGAAAATGGCTAGGGTTTTCAATAGGTCAATAAAGGCTGCGTCGTTAGGTGCTTGTGCCCCAATTGGCTGGGTGACAAATATCAGCGCGTACGTTATGCCTACCGTAACGATTAAAAACACGGCTGCAAGTGTTGAACCAATTATCAAAATCAGCTGCGCGTGGACGTCCTCAGGTGCGCGGCGGCGTGTTGGTTTGTGGTGTTGTGAATCCAAGTATGTCGTCAGAACACGTTCCAGTCGGGATACATTCTGGTTTTTGGCACTCTGGCTTTGCCCAGTTTTCATATTTTTGGCACTCATAACGTGTCCAACCCTGATACCCACAAGCAGTCAGCATTAACGCAAGTGCCCAAGTCAATGCTGCTGCCGTGAGTTTTCGGATTACTTCCCCGTTAACCCGAAACTCTTATCCTGCGGATTTAACCAGCGCAAGATAACTGGTGCGACCGCTGCGACCCCTGCCATTGCAAGTGTCTTTGGGTCTTGCACGCCTGCCATGTATAACGCAAGGGCTGCCGCCATGAATGAGCGCGCCCATGAGGCTGCTAGGGCTTTGGCTTGTTCCATTTTTTTGTCTCCTTCTTTGGCTTTGCAGCCGTCGTTGGTATTTCGATCGCAGGGAATTCGCCTTTGTATGGCACAAATTTTGGTATGCCAAAACCGACGATCTCCTTGCCTTCTCCGTATGATCGAACCTTGACCATGACCATGCCACCATTGCGCTGGTCACCTGTCCCGCTGGTGTTCCCTTCAATTGTCAAACAAGTCTTTGTGTCAATTAGCCCAACAACAATTCCAATGTGTGAAATTCGATCAACGCCGTCATGTGGAAAATCCATAAAAGCCAAATAACCCAATTGCGGAATGTTTGACCAGCGTTGAATCTCTTTGAATTTGTGTGCGCCAACGGCAGTGCCAACAACTGAATGAATTTTCACGCCCGCTTGGGCTGCACACCAGTTGACAAATGAACCGCACCAGGGCAAACCGTCTGCCTTTGTAAATTTGCCGTATTTTGTCAGGTTGTTGCCTTCTTCGATTGTGCCAACTTCAGCTGCTGCAACTTCGATCAACCGTGCGTTTGTACCGTTAGGAAACAACCCAACCACCCACTTCCTCGTCCCATTTGTAATCCTTGCCGTCTGTCGGCATTTCAATTGGCGGTTGCCAAAATGAACCAACACGAATCCATGAAGCGAATGGTTGTGGTGCGATAAAAATGTCTTCTTCCAAATTGTATTCATAACCCACTGAAGCAAATGTCCCACGAATTGTTGAATTGTAGGAAGTCTGAATCCACTGTCCGCCAAGTCCCAAGACATTTGCAAGAAAATTCTGTCCGTCATTTTCTAAAGAATTATCAACAACAAGAACACGAAGCACAATGTTGTTTTGATCTATTTCTGCAAAATGCGCCATTAAAACGTCACGCTCCCGCTTCCTGTCCATTTGTAAATCTTGTATCCGCCAGCATTTGTGTAAGTTGGTGAACCCGTTGTTGCAGTTGCATCAGCAAATGTATCTGCGTAACGAATAATGACCACGCCTGAACCGCCATTTGCACCAGCAACGGGTGTTGGAAGGTATTCACCACCACCGCCGCCGCCTGTGTTAGCAGTACCAGCAACGGCACGTGTTGAAACCTGACCACCTTTACCACCACCGCCCAAACCACCTGTGCCGCCTGTACCACCACCACCGCCACCACCGCCTGCATAACTAACGCTTGCGCCTGAAATGCTTGAAGTTGCACCTGCGCCGCCAGTGTCACCAATGTTGCCAGCACCGTTGACACCTGTTGCTGTTGCACCACCGCCTGCACCCGCGCCGTCACTGCCTTGACCTGCTGAACCTGCAAAACCTTCAACGGGTGAATAACCACCTGCGTTGCCTGAACCACCAGCGGGTGAACCTGCGCCGCCACCACCGCCACCTGAACCACCTGAACCACCAGTGTCACCAGTGTTGTACCCACCACCGCCACCACCGCCTGTTGTGTTTATTGAAGAAAAACTAGACGTTGAACCACTATCACCACGCGTTCCGCTAGTGCTTCCGCCATTACCACCGCCGCCAACTGTGACTGTAATTGGTGAACCCGCGGAAACACTAAAACCTGAGGCAGTTCGGTATCCACCTGCACCACCGCCGCCTGTTGCACGATCTAGGTTGCTTGACTTACCACCACCACCGCCGCCCCCTGCAACAACTAAGTATTCAACTGTTGTTGTTTTTGGCAAACCACCTTGCGCGGTAATTCCTAAAATTGGGTTACGCATTACGCAATGCCACCAATGACTGTCCATGAATTAGCAGCTAATTTGATTGCGCTTGCGATTTTGTAACGTGCCAAAACTGGTGAACCAATTGTTGCACCCGCTGAAACAACTGTTGTTGTGCCTGGGGTTGTTGCAGTAATTGTTGTGACGCCTGCGCCTTTCATGTAAATGTTCAAAACTGTTCCAATGTCAAAATTCACGCTTGCGTCGGTTGGAATGTTGAAAGTATTTGACGCAGCATTGTCCATTGTGACAAGGCTGTTTGTTCCGTCGGCTAAAACCGCGGTGTAAGACGTTCCTGTTTGCGCGTTGATTGTCAAACTAATGTCGTCTTGTGCGATCCAAGTGAAATCCATGTCTGTGTTTGAAGTCTTTGAAAGCACCTGACCTGTTGTTCCACCTTTGAGTTCAGCCATTGATGTGTCAACTGCCTGACCAAAAACCGCAAAATCGGCTGGTAAGTCGGTGACCAAATCTGTTGAAGTGGGCATGACCCACCCGAAGTTGGTTGTTGGATTTGCCATGTTTTCCCTTTCGTTAAGCGACTATTGTCGCATTTTCCCATGTAAGTGTCGGCGACACGCTTGACCACGTTTCAGTTATTGGCACGTCATTCCAGCGCATTGCCTGCAATGAATAAGCCAATGGGGACAATAACAAGGTTACCGAAAGTTGGTTGTAAGAGGCTTGGAATGACCAGCCCTCGACGAAGCCCTGGAACGTTCCCGACGACATGTTCAGTGGCAGATTGTTCAGGGCAATTGCTTCACCCATAAAAATGCCCAAAAGGTTGTCGCGATCTGAATTGTCAATTTCAGAATTTGTCAGGTCGAATGTAATTTCGCTAAAGATTGGCTGCGGTTGAGCGCGAAGGGATAGATAGAAATTTGCCTGTGCCGTCGCGTCAGCTGAATTGTGCAGCGTTGTGGAAATGATTTGTGCAAGTGTGCCGTAAAGAGCAATTGAATCCGCGTCACTGGCAGATCGTTCGCTGCTGCTGGTTGCGTCGTATTTGATAGTTAACGAATTGCGTACGTCTCCAGCCCGTGTTTCAATTCTAAGCCCTGCCGCACGGGCATGATTTGCGTCAAGGTCAACGTAGCCATTTGCAGCAAGGTATGTGGTGCGGTGGGTGCTGTCGGCGTATCCAATTTGACCAGTTGCTGATTCGTAAATGTAACCCAAGCCTGAAGTGGCTAACGCCGAAACTAGCGAATAAACGTCAATGCGATCTGATGAGCGTGCTGCCAACTCATAATTACCTGGACGGTCAATTTCACCCAAACCAGAATTTTCTGCATTTGCCCATGTTGTCGTTGGGTCGTAGGTTGCCCAGGTCAGCGCACCAGGTACTTCAGCCCAGGTGTTGAACAAAACTGCTGCCAAAATGTCATAAATCTGATCGCCGTCAAATTCTTTTGAAAGTACGCCGTTGGTCAGGATTTTTGGCAACCGCGCCAATGCGCCAAGTGCCGTTATTGAATAAGTCTGCGTGAACATGGTTGATCCGACGTCACGCACTTCCAACCCAATGTCAACAACGTTGCCACCAAAAATTGAAATAAACGTGTTTGACGTGTCTTTGATTTGAACCGAAATTGTTGAGTTGATCGAAACGGGAATTGCAGTTTGTGAAACGTCTAGCAATTGGAGATTGACGTATCCCGCTTGGGCTTGCTCATAAATATTTGTTCGACCGCTGCGAATGGTCAGGTTAGCCAAAACGGCGTTTGTGTATTCCGTTCCGTCAATCGTGACTTTCCAAACGGGCGACCACTGCGTCATGCTAGTTGCAGGTTAGTTGCGCCGCCTGTGCCGCGATAGTAAGAATTGTTTAAAGTGTCAATGATTGTGCGGGCAGTGCCTTCTTTGTCTATTGCCCCGTTGACTGTAATGCTGATACGCGCTGCGTTCTGTGAATCGGTGAATCCACCGCCCCCAGCAGCTGCCAACCGTGCTGCATTTTGTGAATCAGTAAATCCACCACCAGCAATTGCCGCTGCAACGCTTGACCCAGCCCGTGCGGCTGCTGCTACACCGCCACCAGTCATTCCGCCTGACCCACCACTTGCCGTGCCTGACCCACCACTTGAAAACGTACTTGAACCGCCACCACTAATTGCCCCCGGTGCGCCCCCTGTGGCAAATGATGATCCACCGCCAATCTTCGGAATGGTTGGAACGTCCTTGCCCCATTGAACTGCGTTGTAACCCTTGATAATCAAGTTGATTCCGTCAATGGCGGTGTTCAATAAAGGTTTAATTGCAGCCAATACCCGTGCAATGATTGTGATTACCACCTCAGCAATGTCGCCAACAATTTTCATTGCCCCACCAATTGCAGTGCCAATCAACGGCGCAACAAATTTGACAACGTCCCAAAATGCTGAAAATTCGTCCTTGCTATTCATCACCGCGGTTTTGACATTGTCAAAAATTGCTTTCATGCCTTCAAAAATTGGTTGCACTGTTTTCTTAATTGTTGAACCCACGTCGCTGATTACCTTGCCAAAACCCTCACCCTCAGTCAGACTGAAAGCCTTGGAAAATGCGTTGATTGCTGGAAGTGCATTGTCGTTGATGAATGTCATAAGTTTTTCGAGTATTGGCAACAAGGCAAACCCAATTGTCTCTTTGGCTTCGTCAAATGCCACTTGCATACGCGCAATGCGTCCAGCGTAAGTGTCTGCGTTGCGTGCTGCTGCCCCGCCGAATAAATCTGTCAGTTTTTCTTGAACCTGTGTGAAGTTCATTGTTTTCAATTCAGCAGCTGAAAGCCCAATTCCCAATTTGCCGAGTGCAGCAGTATTCCCGTCAAAACCCTTGCTTAATGCTGCTGCGACGGTTTCAAGCGGTTTTGAAGTTGCCGTGGAGATGTCCAAGGCAATTGCCAACAAATCTTGTGCCTTTGTAATGTCACCAGTAGAACGAACCAAGCGTCCCAAGGCTGGGCGCAACTGATCGTCAGCCACACCCGTGGCAAGTGACATTTTAAGAATGGATTGTTCAGTCGCCGCGATTTGGGCATTGGTTGCCCCTGTGGCGTTCTCCAAGGCAAGGGCTAACTGTGTCTGCGCCTGTTCGTCGGCGACGGCTGCTTTGACCCCGTCAATGCCTATTTTGACCGCATAAGCGGCTGCGGCAGCGGCGGCAGCAACA